ATAATACCTGGTAGCAAAGAAGAGGCTCAAGTGATTAACCACGAAATGAGACACGCTACTGATATGAAAATAGGTAAATTAGCCTATGGAGATGACTTTGTTCAGTGGAACGGTAACATATATCCAAGGAAAGATATAAATGGTAAAGATATGATAAAAGTAGATGGGCAATGGAAAGAAGCGGGTACACACGACTTTCCTTGGGAAGAAGAAGCAAACAACGGAAACGAAAACGTATAAATTATGGCATTTAAAATGAAAGGGTTTCCGTTCGTTGGAAACTCACCAATGAGACAGGATAAGAAAAACAAAGAATACGCTACATACGGCGACACTCTTTATAACTATGATGGAACCGTAAACAAAAAAGCTACGAAAGCACCTGGGAGTTCATCTAAAATATACATAGATAAAAAGGGTAATAGAGTAGTAGATTACACTTACCCAGATGGAAGTGTGGATGTTTTGTTGGTAGATAAACCAAAAAAATAGATTATGAGTATATTAGGAAAAATATTTTCAAGTGGCGCTAATGAATTAGTAAAAAGCGTCGGTGGAGTTATAGATAACTTGCACACATCAAAAGAGGAAAAGCTTGAAGCAGAAAAACAAATAAAAGATATGATAATGGGTTACGAAGCTGAGATGCAAAAGCAAGTAACTGAAAGATGGAAGGTTGATATGCAATCTGATTCTTGGTTATCAAAAAACATAAGGCCTTTAGTTCTTATATTTCTAGTAGTATCAACAGTGTTAATGATATTTATCGATGCTGGTGTTATTGCTTTTGAAGTAAAAGATACTTGGGTAGACTTATTACAATTAGTATTAATAACCGTGATCGGTGCTTACTTCGGTGGTAGATCACTAGAAAAAGTAAAAAAATAAAATGATTAATAAAAAAACATTTACAAGAGTTAGCCCTGTAATACCTGCTAACATACAACACGCTGGTGCTTTTGCAGATACACATTTGCTTTTTGACTGGCACGAAGTAACAAATTTCAATGGCAGTATGATTGATGGTGTTTCAGCTATAGTAAGAGGAACAGACGGTGCTGCACAAACGGGTGTTGCTATGGAACTATTCTTTGCTACAAGTCATATACCTACACCTGATGACGGTGTTAATGTTAGTGTAGACACAGCCCCAGCTTCACTCGGTAGTTCAAGAGCTGCTGTTGGTGCTAGTAATGGAGGGTGGTTCAATAATTTAGTAGGATCTGTAGCGATAGCGGCTAGTGATTACAACGATAATGATTTAAACTTTTTAAACATAGCAACTAAAAATGGATTAAATATACCTGTTAGTGGTGATATATATGTTGATGCAATAGAAAAAGAGACTGTAGATTTTAGAAATACTATTAGTGTTAACGAAAGTAATTTTGCAGCAGGAACACAAACAGAAATTACAGTTGCTACGGTACACGCAGATAAAATATTCGCACCTGGTGATGTAGTTCACGCTGCTGACAACGCTGTTCTTGGTACAATTAAAACAGTTGATAGTGACACTCAAATAACTTTAACAAAAGCTAATGTTGACGCTATAGCAAATACTGATGTATTATATTGTGTTAGTCCAATACAATTAATATTATCCGCAACAGTATAAAATAAATAATTAAATTAAATTAAATAAAATGGCAAAAACAAAAAAGAAGGCTGAAAAGTCTACTAAAATTACAAACGACGAATTAAATCAAGTACAATCAATTATTAATAATATAAATAGAGCTCAAATAGAAATAGGTAGTTTTGAAAGTAAAAAACACAACTTGTTACATCACGTTGTGCTTTTGCAAGAGCAACTAAGCAAGCTTCAAGAACAGTTTAATAAAAACTATGGTACAGATGATATTAATATTCAAGATGGTACTATAAATTATAAAAAAGATGAGCAAGCTAATTAGAAAAATTACTATAGGTAAAGACTACAAAGAAAACGCTATGCACTATGCTGTTGGCCAAGATGTTTATGGTGGACATACTATATGTGACATAATAGAAGAAAAAGATAAATATTCTATTTATATTAGAAAAAACAAAGACGTGCTACCTTGGAAGGACTTTAATAAAAACATGGCAGTATCTGTTGAATACAACTTAGAATACTAATGAAAGCGCCTTTTGACTTTGTTATAGAGCCAAAAGGTAATAGATATAACAATACTAAAAAAGTTGGCGATAAAGATCTTATATTAAACACAGAGATATTTAACCATCAGTTTATAAACAGAGAAGCTATTGTTAAGTCTGTACCTACGGCTTTTAAAACAGAAATAAAACCAGGAGATACTATTATAACGCATCACAACGTATTTAGACGTTGGCACGACGTGCAAGGTAATGAAAAAAATAGTAGGAGTTATTTTAACGAAAACACCTATTTAGTAAAAGAAGATCAAATTTTTTTATATAAAAGATTACAACCTTGGAGTAGATTTAAAGAAAGTGAATGGATAGCTACAAATGGGTATTGCTTTGTGCAGCCAATAAAACAAAGAAATAAACTAAAACCAGGAGAAGAAGAAGAGTGTATAGGTATAGTTAAGTATACTGATGGCGTCAATAATGTTGGTGATCTTGTAGGATTTACACCTTTTTCAACTTACGAGTTTGTAATCGATGGTAAAAGATTATATAGAGTTTTAAATAAATTTATTACAATTAAATATGAATATCAAGGAAACGAAGAAGCTTATAATCCAAGCTGGGCAGAGAGCAGTTGAAGAGCTAATTAATGTCGCGAAAGAAAAGATTATTACAAATACAGAAGACGACGTTTCTGCTGATAGACTGAAAAATGCTGCGGCTACTAAAAAACTAGCAATATTTGACGCATTTGAAATACTTAACAGGATTCAGGAAGAAAATAACCTGCTTGAGGGCAAAACACCTAAAGAGGCAGAGAAAAAAACTTTTAAAGGATTCGCAGAAGGCAGATCTAAGTAATGTACGAGCAAAATTTAGTTAAGGTCGTAGAACCTATAAAGAAAACAACAATCACACGGATGAACCGTGGCAAAAAATGGAAATATGGATACAATAAAGAGCATGATATTATCGTTATATCAAAAACTGGTAAAATTGGGGAAATACTTGAAATACAAAATTTGCGTATTGGCCTGCCGTTGGAACCAATGCAAGTGCACATGCACAAATCCTCTAGATGGGAAAAAATAGATTATCCAAAAGAACTAGGTAAACTTAAAAACATATTTGACTGGAGAGCGTATCCTGAAGAGCAAAAAGAACAGTGGTATGACTATATAGACGAAGAGTTTAAACGTAGAGACGAAGGCTTTTGGTTTACTAACGATGGTAAACCTACGTATATAACAGGTAGTCACTATATGTACTTACAATGGAGTAAAATAGATGTAGGTGCTCCAGATTTTAGAGAAGCAAACAGACTGTTCTTTATATTTTGGGAAGCATGTAAGGCTGACAAAAGATGCTACGGTATGTGTTATCTTAAAAATAGACGTTCTGGATTTTCTTTTATGTCAAGTGCAGAAACAGTTAATTTAGCAACAATATCGAGTGATAGTAGATATGGTATACTATCAAAGAGTGGATCTGATGCTAAGAAAATGTTTACAGATAAAGTAGTACCAATATCAGTTAACTACCCTTTCTTTTTTAAGCCTATACAAGACGGTATGGACAGGCCAAAATCAGAACTTGCTTATAGAGTGCCAGCTAGTAAATTTACACGTAAAAAAATAGTAGCTAACGAAGCGCAAGAAGATTTAGTAGGATTAGATACCACTATTGACTGGAAGAATACCGGTGACAATAGTTATGATGGTGAGAAGTTGGCGTTACTAGTACATGATGAAAGTGGTAAGTGGGAAAGACCTGATAATATATTAAACAACTGGAGAGTTACAAAAACTTGTTTGAGATTAGGTGCTAAGATTGTAGGTAAGTGTATGATGGGTTCAACATCAAACTCTTTAGATAAAGGTGGTGGTAATTTTAAAAAACTATATAATGATTCAGACGTTACTAAGCGTAACAGAAATGGACAAACAAAGTCTGGTTTATATTCTCTTTTTATCCCAATGGAATGGAACTATGAAGGGTTTCTTGACAGATACGGAAAACCAGTCTTTAATAACCCAGATCATGATGTCTTCGGACCAGATAATGAATTAATAGAATATGGTATTATTGATCACTGGAATAATGAGGTAGAGGGTTTAAAAGGTGATTCAGATGCATTAAACGAGTTTTATAGACAATTTCCAAGAACTACAGAACACGCTTTTAGAGACGAAGCAAAAAACAGTATATTTAATTTAACTAAAATATACGAACAAATAGATTATAACGAAGGTATTGGTGCGCAAGGAAATATAAGTAGAGGAAACTTTCAATGGGTTAACGGAGTTAAGGACACACAGGTAATATTTTATCCAGATCCAAAAGGTAGGTTTAATATAAGTTGGGTACCACCAAGTCATTTGCAAAACAGAATAATAGTTAAAAACGGTATTAAATATCCAGCAAATGAACACATGGGTGCTTTTGGTTGTGATAGTTACGATATATCAGGTACGGTTGATGGCAAAGGATCTAACGGCGCTTTACACGGCTTAACTAAGTTTAGCATGGAAGACGCACCACCAAACCACTTTTTTCTAGAATATATATCTAGACCACCAACAGCTGAAATATTTTTTGAAGACGTGTTAATGGCATTAGTATTTTATGGCATGCCAATATTAGCGGAGAACAACAAGCCAAGATTATTATATCATTTAAGACGTAGAGGTTATAGAGGTTATAGTATGAATAGGCCAGATAAAATATGGAATAAGCTATCAACCTCAGAAAAAGAAATAGGTGGTATACCAAACTCTAGTGAAGACGTAAAACAAGCACACGCTGCTGCTATTGAAATGTATATACAACAACACGTTGGTCATTTGCAAGATGGTGTTTATGGCAATATATATTTTAACGAAACACTAAATGATTGGGCTAAATTTGATATAACTAAAAGAACAAAGTTTGATGCTTCAATAAGTTCTGGTCTTGCTATTATGGCTTGTAATAGAAACTTATATAGACCAAACGTGAAAATTGAAAAACCTAAATTAAACATAAGTATTTCTAAGTATACTAATACTGGTAATACATCAAAAATAATAAAATAAAACATGGCAGAATACGTTAACAATTATTTTCCTAGTCAAGTCGTAAGTGACGCTGAAAAGCTTAGTTATGACTACGGATTAAAAATTGCCAAAGCTATAGAGCACGAGTGGTTTAACAAAGATCAAGGGCTTAATAGATACCACAAACACTATAATGATTTCCACAGATTAAGACTTTACGCAGATGGTAATCAATCAATACAAAAATATAAAGATGAGTTATCTATAAATGGTGACTTAAGCTATTTAAATCTAGACTGGACACCAGTTCCAGTTATACCTAAGTTTGTGGATATAGTTGTAAACGGTATGACTAATAGAGAGTATCAAATAAAAGCTTATTCTCAAGATCCATACGGTGTAGAAAAAAGAACTAATTATATGCTTTCTATACTAGATGATATGAGAAACACAGAAATGAACGATTATGTTCAACAAAATTTTGATATTAATTTATACGAAAATAATCCAGAAACTTTACCGGAAACACAAGAAGAATTAGAACTACACATGCAGCTTACTTATAAGCAAGCGGTAGAAATAGCAGAAGAGCAAGCTATTAATGTTTTGTTTAATGGAAACAATTACGATTTAATTAAGAAAAGGTTTTATAGAGATTTAACTGTGTTAGGTATAGGTGCTGTTAAAACTAACTTTACTACTTCTGAAGGCGCTACTATAGAGTATGTTGATCCTGCTGACTTAGTTTATTCTTACACAGAATCTCCTTATTTTGACGACATATATTATGTTGGTGAAGTAAAAACAATACCTATAAACGAATTAGCAAAACAGTTTCCACATTTAGATCAATCAGACTTAGAAGAAATAATTAGTTCAAGATCTTTGTATACTAACAATTCTTATAAAAACGCTAGTAGTTATGATGAGTTTGATAATAACAAAGTTCAAGTGTTGTACTTTGATTATAAAACTTATATGAACGAAGTTTATAAAATAAAAGAAACAGCTAGTGGTGCGGAAAAAGCTATAGAAAAAGACGATAGTTTTAATCCGCCAGAAAACATGGAGGGTGAGTTTACTAAATTACATAGATCAATAGAAGTTCTTTATCAAGGTGCCATGGTCGTAGGTACTAATAAGCTTTTAAAATGGGAAATGGCTAGTAATATGATGAGGCCAAAAAGTGATTTTAATAAAGTTAAAATGACCTATAGTATAGTAGCTCCTCGTATGTATAAAGGAAATATAGACTCTTTAGTAAAAAGAATTACTGGGTTTGCTGATATGATTCAGTTAACACATTTGAAGTTACAGCAAGTAATGTCGCGTATGATACCTGATGGTGTTTATTTAGATGCAGACGGACTTGCTGAAATAGATTTAGGTAATGGTACTAACTATAATCCACAAGAGGCTTTAAACATGTTCTTCCAAACAGGTAGTGTTATAGGTAGGTCGTTTACACAAGACGGTGACATGAATCCTGGCAAAGTACCTATTCAAGAAATAACTTCTGGTAGTGGTGGAAACAAGATACAAGCTCTTATAGGTAATTACAACTATTATCTACAAATGATAAGAGACGTAACTGGATTAAATGAAGCTAGAGACGGTAGTATGCCGGACGAAAGAGCTTTAGTTGGTATTCAAAAACTAGCAGCGGCAAATTCCAATGTAGCAACAAGACATATATTAGATTCTGGATTATTTTTAACTGTTGAAGTAGCAGAGCAATTGTCACTTAGAATATCTGATATTTTAGAGTACTCTCCAACAAAAGATGCTTTTATACAGAGTATAGGCGTACACAACGCAGCTACACTTGAAGAAATGTCAGAATTATATTTATATGATTTTGGTATATTTTTAGAGCTAGCACCTGATGACGAACAAAAAGCTATGTTGGAAAACAATATACAAATGTCTCTACAACAGCAAACTATAGATCTTGAAGACGCTATAGAAATTAGAGAAATAAAAAACGTTAAGCTTGCTAATCAACTTTTAAAAATAAGAAGAAAGAAAAAGATGCAGCAAGACCAGCAAGCTAAACAACAAAATATGCAGGCACAAGCACAGGCTAACGCACAGCAACAACAAGCGGCAGCACAAGCAGAAATACAAAAACAACAAGCTTTAACACAGTCTGAAGCTCAATTAGTGCAGTTAAAGGCTCAATTAGAAATTCAAAAATTACAACAAGAAATACAAGCTAAACAACAGCTGATGCAGTTAGAATTTCAAATGAATATGCAGTTAAAAGGTATAGAAATTGAAGGATTAAAAACTAGAGAAAAAGAAAAAGAAGATCGTAAAGACGAGAGAACTAGAATACAAGCTAGTCAACAATCAGAATTAATAGAGCAAAGAAAAGGTAATCAACCGGCTAAAAAGTTTGAGTCTGCAGGTAATGATATACTAGGAGGAAGAAGCGCTGCTGATATGTCTGGCTTTACACCTAGATAAAAATTATTAATTATTATTATATTATATTATGGCAAAAAAGAAAAAAGAAGAAGTAGTTGAAAAAACTACAGACAAGAACGTTACTAAAGTAAACATTAGTAAAAAAGAAATAAAAGAAGATGATAATATCATCAAAGTAGATTTAACTAAAAAACCAGAAACAGATGCCGTTCCAGAGCAAAGCACAGATGAGGTTCCTGTACGCGACGAATCCGAAGTTAGCGAAAAAGTGGTCGAAGAAATCGTCGAAAAAACAGATGAAAAACCTACCGGAGAAAGTACCGACGACGTTCAAGATGAACAACCCGTTGTTGAAGAAATTAAAGAAGAAGAGGTAAAAGAACAAGTTGAAGAATTAGCCGAACAAGCAGAAGAAGCTGTATCAGAAGCGCAGGAAACTGGTAAACAACTTCCAGAAAATATACAGAAACTTGTAGATTTCATGAACGAAACCGGCGGTAGTTTAGAAGACTATGTAAAGTTAAATCAAGATTATTCTGAGTTAGATAACCACTCTATACTAAAAGAATTTTACAAACAAACAAAACCTCATTTAAACTCAGAAGAAATAGACTTTATGATGGAAGACTATTTTTCTTTTGATGAAGAAATAGATGATGATAGAGATATAAAAAGAAAAAAACTAGCTTTGAAGGAGCAAGTTGCTCAAGCAAAGTTGCATTTAGAAAATGCAAAAACCAAGTATTATGAAGAAATACAATATGGTAATAAGTTGACAAGTGAACAACAAAAAGCCATTGACTTTTTCAACAGATACAACAAGGAGTCAAAAGAACAGCAACAAGTAGCTGAAAAACAAACTCGTACTTTTTTAAACAAAACTAATCAATTATTCAACAAGGATTTCAAAGGTTTTGAATACAACGTTGGTGATAAGAAGTTTAGATTTAATATAAAAGACACGAGCGGTGTAAAAGAAACCCAAAGTGACATTAATAATTTTGTCAAGAAGTTCTTGAATAAAAATAATGAAATGGAAGATACTAAAGGTTATCATAAAGGTTTATTTACAGCTATGAACGCTGATGCTATTGCAAAACATTTTTACGAACAAGGTAAAGCTGATGCTTTAAAAGATAGTATAGCTAAATCTAAAAACGTTAGTATGGATCCAAGACAAGAGTTTAATGGTCAAATCAATACTGGCGGAATAAAAGTAAGAGTGTTAGGTGATAATTCTAATGACTTCAAATTTAGAATTAAAAACAAAAATTAACAAATTAAAAATTAAAAATTATGGCAATTAATGCAGGAAGTAATTTGAATAGTGTTCCTTCTTCACAGAAACAAACATTAGCTTCAAATTACGTTGATTTTACAAGCTCAGCTACTGAAGGTTGGGCACAACAATACCTACCTGAGTTAATGGAGCAAGAAGCTGAGGTTTTCGGACCTAGAACAATTTCTGGTTTTCTTAATCAAGTAGGTGCAGAAGAAGCAATGACTTCTGATAGAGTTATATGGTCTGAGCAATCAAGACTACACATTTCATTAAAAGGTACTATAGATTTAGATGGTAACGTTTCTTCTTCAGGTGCTAAAGGTAGTTTTACTGTAGTATCTGATATTGACGGTAACATAGCTGGTGATGGGTTTGCTATCGCTGATCATGGTGTTAGAAATCACGATCTTTGTTTACTTTCTACTCCAGGTAAAGTATCTAGAGTTTTAGTTGTAGCTGTTGATAACCAAACTATAGGTATTAGAGCTTATGACGAAGACGTTTTAACTGGTCACTCTGAATCAGCTAGCGCTGCTACATTATTAGTTATCGGTTCTGAATTTAAGAAAGGTGATAACTATGATAATTCAACTACTAGAGACGCTAACGAGCCTACTTTTAAGACTTTCACTAACAAACCAATTATAATGAAAGATTACTACGAAGTATCAGGATCTGACGCTTCTAGAATTGGTTGGGTTGAAGTTTCTTCTGAAGGTGGTGCTTCTGGGTACTTATGGTACTTAAAAGCTGAAGCTGATACTAGAGCTAGATTTACTGATTACTTAGAAATGGCAATGCTTGAGTCTATTCCAGGTTCTAACTCAACTAACGTTGATGGTGAATTAGGTTTTTCTGTAGAAAGCGATGCTGGTACTGAGGGTTTATTCTATGCTATTGAAGATAGAGGTAACGTTACTACTGGTGTGTCTGGTGTAAATGCTGCTACTGATTTAGCTGAGTTCGATGCAATTTTAGCTGAATTTGATAACCAAGGAGCCATTGAAGAAAATATGATATTTGCTAACAGAGCAACTAGTTTAGCTATTGATGACATGTTAGCTTCAATGAACTCTTACGGAGCTGGTGGTACTTCTTACGGGGTATTTAACAACTCTGAAGATATGGCACTTAACTTAGGTTTCTCTGGATTTAGAAGAGGTTCTTATGACTTCTATAAGTCTGACTTCAGATACTTAAATGACAAAGCTACTAGAGGTGGTATCAATGCTACTGCTGGTTCTGAAGCATTAAGAGGAGTTATAATCCCAGCTGGATCTTCTTCAGTTTATGACCAAACTGTTGGAGCTTCAGTTAGACGTCCGTTCTTACACGTTAGATATAGAGCTTCTCAAACTGACGATAGAAGAATGAAGACTTGGGTTACAGGTTCAGTAGGTGCTGCTACATCTGCGTTAGACGCAATGCAAATCCACATGTTATCAGAAAGATGTTTAGTTACTCAAGGTGCTAACAACTTTATGTTAATAAAGTAAACACTTTATATTAAAAGACCGGGGCTTCGGCCTCGGCCTTTTATTTTATTAATTTTATTATATATTATATTATGGCAAAAAAACAAGAAACAAAAAAAGAGGTCGAGATACCTGTTGTTGAAACACCAATTGTTGAGACACTAAAATCTAAAAAAGTTGAACCTAAAAAACCAACTTGGGAAATAAAAGATAGAGTTTATTATTTAAAATCAAATAGAAAGCCTTTATCTTATATGTTAAAAAGTTCTAACGTATATTATTTTGACGAAGAAAAAGGTTATGAAAGAGAAATGAAATA